AGATGGCACCTATCTCAGTAGCACGATCCCGCACGTGGCAGCCACTAGGCGACGGCCGCGACGCACCGCAGATCATCGAAGTCGATGCTACCGCCAGCGTTATTACCGTGGCGATGGAATTCGGGCGGGTATTGAATGATCACGAGAAGCTGGCCAGCGTCACCTCGGTGGCCGTCGCCAGCGGGACATCATTGACGACCGCGAACCTGACGGTGGCAAACGACAGCACCACGGCCCACGCCGACCTGACGCTCACGGCCGTAACCGGCGAGCGAAAGATTATGTGGACGGTCGAGGCCAGCGGCGGCGATACGCTCACGGCCGAGGGCCGGATCAATCTGGTGGGCTGACATGCCCGAATTCCTGCGAGCACCGAAGTCCCGATTCGCCAAGAAGATAGACCGGGGATACAGGCGCAACGCAAACCAGCGGGGCTATGATGCGAGATGGCGTGAGTACCGCAAGGAATATTTGCATCGCCATCCGCTATGTTGTGAGTGCAAAGAACACGGCCGGATCGTCAAGGCCGACGTGGTTGATCACATCAAGCCGCACCGAGGAAACGAAAAGCTGTTCGTTGACGCAATGAACCACCAACCCCTCTGCAAGTCATGCCACGACAGGAAGACCGGGCGAGGAGAATAATGGATTCGAATAAACTGATGAATTTGCTGGATGCGATCACCGATACCCTAGGCCAGCAGGCCGAAGCCATCGATGAAGTCGCCACCGTCGTCGACCACATGAGGCACGCACGGACAGCAGCGATAGAGCAGCGAACGGCCGATGTCGAGCGAGGCCATGAGCCAGCAGACAGCAAGGAGCAACCGCCAGGCCCAATAGAGCGGCTGCACTGGTGACAGAGAGGGGGGGGCGAAAATCTACGAAGCGGCGGCTCCCCGGAACCCCTTGATAGGCATGCACGTTTTTCAACCAAAATAACACCAGCAAAGGCCGCGCAGGCAAGAGGCGCCACCATGAGAGGCCGAAAACCGACACCGACCAAGCTGCTCGAGAGTCGGGGCACATTCAAAATAAACCCGAACCGCAAGCGGCCTAACGAGCCAGAGGCACCGACTAGCAAACCCGAGATGCCACAATATCTAGGGGCAGTAGCCAGGACGGCATGGGAGCAGCTCTATCGGGTACTCGACGACATGTGCCTACTATCCTCGGCCGATCACGTCTCGATGGAATTGTATGCGCAGGCATACCAGGACTACCGCCAGGCATGCGACAACGTCGAGAAATACGGGCAGGTATTCATTTCAGTAAAGGGGGACCGAACCTACGCCGCCCGCAACCCGTTCGACACAGTCCAAGAACGCAAGGCCCTTCTGCTTGTCCGGCTGTTGACGGAATTTGGTTTAACGCCATCCAGCCGGGCGCGGGTTCACGCGATGCCGAAGCAAAAAAACGATCCGTTTACCGAGTTTCTAAAGGCCCGCGAGACCAGAATAAGTGCCAGCTGACCCGACTGTTGCATCCATCGATCAATACATTTCAGGCGTATTGACTGGGGAGGTTATCGCCGGAAAGTCAGTCAAGGCAGCGGGCCAGCGGCACCTAGACGATCAATCTAGAGTCGGCGTCGATGGCTGGCCGTATTACTTCGACGGGGGTGCGGCGGACGAGGCAGTGCGGTTTTTCTCAATGCTGGAGCACACCACCGGCAGTTATGACGGAGTTCCGTTCTCACTGCACCCCTTCCAGGCCTTTATTATTTCTTCCATCTTTGGATGGAAGCATTCCCGAACCAAACTCCGCCGCTTCCGGCAGTCGTTTGTATCTATGGCGAGAGGCAACGGCAAATCCCCGCTTGGGGCCGGTGTCGTCCTGAAGTGCGCCGTCATGGATGACCCCATCGAGGCCAGGGCCGAGTGCTACGCCGTAGCCACCAAACGCAAACAGGCGCAAATCGTATTCGATGAGATACGCCGATTCGTCGAGCGGTGCGAATTCTTGCGCGACAGGATCGAATGCCTTCAGTGGAACCTGTCCGTCTCGGCCAACGGCTCAAAGATTGAGCCGCTATCGTCCGAGGGCAAGACGGCCGACGGGCTAGTGCCCCACGTCATTTGCGTGGACGAACTCCACGCATGGAAAGAAGAACACCGGGACTTGATGGAGAAGCTGAAGACATCGCTCGGAAAGCGAGATCAACCGCTGCTTTTTATCATCACGACGGCGGGATCTGATGAGTCAGACATTTGGCAGGAGGAATATCTCGCGGCAAAAGCCGTCGTTGAGCGAGGCAACGATACCGAGGATGACCGCAAGTTCGTTTTCATTGCCGAAATAGACGACGAAGACGACGAGCTAGACGAGGCATGCTGGCCGAAGGCTAACCCGCTACTCGGCGCCGGCGTAGTGAAAATCGACCACCTGCGAACGATGGCCACCCAGGCGGAAACCGATCCAGCAAAACGAAACGAATTCCGCCGGTACCATTGCAATAAGCTGACCAGCAGTATTACCAAACCGATCACCCGCGCAATTTGGGCCGAGTGCTCAGGGCAATTGCCAGACCTTTACGGCCTGAGCTGCCACGCCGGCTTCGACTGGGGCTGGCGGGATGACCTGGCTGCATTGGGTTTCGCATTTCCGCTGGAGTCGGTCGACGTCGGCGGCGAGGAAAAACAACGCTACGCAATCAGGGCCGACGTTTGGATACCAGACGAGGGCCGCCGCGACATACGCACCCAGCCCTTCGCCCGATTTATCGCGGATGGATCGCTGACCGTCACGCACGGCGAGACAACCGACACGGCCGCCATCTACGAAACGCTCGAGAGACGGGGCGAAGAATACGAGATCAGGAGCTTGGCATTTGACCCGCACAATTGCCGGGAATTCTCGACCAGGGCACTGAATGAATACGGCATAGACACTGCCCCATTTAATCAGACGTGCGGGCGATACAATGAGCCGCTCAGGGAATTTGTCAACGCACTGGCCGAAGGGCGGATAGTCCACGGCGGGGATGGCCTGCTCGGATGGGCCGCGCTAAATATGGCTATCCACTCAGACACGCGAGACTACCAGATGCCGTCCAAGCGTAGATCAGTAGACAAAATTGACCCGATAGTGGCTATAATTATGGCAATCGGCGAAGCCATGTTCGCCGCCAGTCAGGGCGGCGGCGGCACCTACAGCGGCGGCGCCCCAGTATTCATATGAGAGGCACTCTAGCAATCGCCGGCATTTCCCTGATCGGCTTCGGAACGTATCAATTAAGCGCAGCCGCGTGCAGCATAACAATCGGGGCGATCATGCTGGCCCTGGCCACCGGCGGCGCCATAATAACATCAAGGAAGAACCACCATGCTAGGCCCGACGATCATAAACCGCGTCATTGATTCCCTATTTGAGACCCGTGGCGTAGAGAATCCCGCCATTCCGCTGACGTCATCGAATATTTTGGAATATTATGGCGTAAATGTAAAAACGCCAAGCGGGAAGCAAGTTAGCCCCAGTTCAGCAATGGGGTACAGTCCCGTATGGAACGCGGTCGACTTGATCAGCGGCGACATCTCAACCCTACGCCTGAACACCTACCAGCGAGTTGGCGACGGAAAAAGGAAAGCCGTCGAGCATTCAACATTTAAACTTCTGCGCCGATTCACCGGTGAGTTGACCTCGAACCTTTGGATTCAAGTGATGATGTCGAACGCCCTGCTGTTCGGCAAAGGCATCTCGAAAATAAAACGCGACCCCACCGGTAGCGCCGTCTCGATGGAGTTCGTGCCGGCGGATCGCGTGACCATCTACAGGGCACCTGATGGCCAGCGGGCTTACAACATTAAGGACCGCGATGATCAGGTTAGATCGTACCCGGACGCAAACATCTTTCACCTGCCGGGGCTACTACTAAATGACCTCGGCGGCCTATCGCTCATAAACTTTGCGCGGAACACCATCGGGCGGCAGCTATCGGGCGAGGGATTCACTGACAGCTTTTTCGCCAATGGCGGTGTGCCGAGCGGCTGGCTTAAGTATCCGGGGCGGTTTAAGAGCAATGAGGAAAAATTAGAATGGGCGTCGAACTACCGGAAGCAACTAGTCGGCGAGGGGAACCAATTCAAGACACCGCTTCTCGATGAAGGCATTGAATGGGTTCAATCGGGCATCAACCCCAAGGATGCCCTGCTGCTTGAGCTACTCACATTCGGCGTCAAGGACATCGCCAGGTTTTTCAAGATACCGGCA